GATCGGAAGAGCACACGTCTGAACACCATCCAGAGGCACGACACGATTTTCTTACCCATTGCCGCCTCCCAGATTGCCGCTGCGGCTGTGGCCGCCATCTATGTGGCCGCCCAGGCCATCGTGGACAGCGCCAAGCAGGGAGGCGGCAATGGGTAAGAAAATCGTGTCGTGCCTCTGGATGGTGTTCTTGCTGGTCAGCGGCATCGGTGCCGGCATACTGGTTCAGGCCAAGGTCCAGAGCCTGGCCGTCCAGAAAGTCGCCAACGAGGTCCCCGAGATCCGTGAACTGGTGCGCGCCAGCAAGGCTTGTGCGGCTGATCTCACCCGCACCACGGCCGAGCGGGACCGCCTCCTGGAGCATCTGGCGGACGTCGAAACCTCCGGCATGACCAGCGAGGATTGCACCCCGCTCATGGTTTGGGTCTGTCCGCGAAAAGGGGGCGCACAGTGATCGCCTACCCCAAGGATTTAGGCGTCATTCCCTACGTGCGGTTGCGGCCGTCGCTCGACGTCTTCGCCGTCACCTGGCTGGGCGCGTCGTCGCTGTCCCGGGCCATTCGGCGCTTCAAGCCTGGCGGCTCTCACAGCTCCCTGGGCTTGCGCCTCTACGACACCATCATCCTGATCGAAGCCATGGCCGAAGGGGTTGTTCCCAACAAAGCGTCGGATCGATTCTCGAATTACGACGGGGACATTCTTATACACCCGCTGCCCATGCCGATGAACGTGGCGAACGCACTCAAAGCGACGGCCCTCAAAATGACGGCGGCGCATGTGGGCTACGGCTTCCGCATGCTGCTGGCCCTGGCCTGGCGCAAGGTGCGCAACTGCATGCGCCGGCCGGTATGCAGCCAGACGGTCGCCTACATCCTGGGCGAACACGGCGTCATCCCACCCCAGGGCAACGTCATTTCCCCGGGCGAGCTGCGGGCGCTCCTGCCCGCGCCCTGGCGGCTCGCCCCCTACACCAAGGAGGCAGATTGATGGACCCGTTCACTGGCGTCGAGGTGTTTCGTGCGGGCGACCACACGGACAGCGCCGGCCGGCGGCGCACGTTCAGCGAAGCCGACCTGGACAAGATCGCGGCCTACGACCCGGCCACGCACGAAGCCCCGGTGGTCATCGGCCACCCGGAGCACAACGCCCCGGCGTTCGGCTGGGTGGAGCGCCTCTACCGCGAGGGGCCGGTGCTCAAGGCGGATTTCAAAGACGTCGCGCCGGAATTTGCCAACCTGGTCAAGGCCGGCCGGTTCAAGAAGCGTTCAATCAGCCTCTACCCGGACGGCAGCCTGCGTCACGTCGGGTTCCTGGGGGCCGTGCCGCCGGCCATCAAGGGCCTGCGCGACGTGGCCTTTGCCGAGGGGGAGGCATCCACCTTCGAATTCGGCGAGGACTTCCAGGACCCCGAAAAATCCGTGCTCACCCGGTTCGCCGAGGCCTTCCTGGGCCTGATCGCCCCGGGCCGCGCCAACGACAACCCGGCCACCGCGCCGGTCTTCAAGGAGGAGCCCATGCCGGGCAAGAACGACGATCTGGCCGTCCAGGTGGCGGCCCTGACCGCCAAGGTGGCGGAGTTTTCCGAGGCGCAGGCCGCCAAGGATAGACAGATCGCCGACCTGGTCGCGGCCAACCAGGCCCTGGCCAACAGGATGGACACCACGGTGGCCACCGGCCGCCGGGCCGAGATCGCGGCCTTTTGCGAACGCCTGGCCATCGAGGGCAAGCTCACCAGCTACCAGCAAGACCTGGCCGCCACGCTCCTGGAAAAGCTCGACGCCGCCGGCCTCATCGATTTCGCCGAGGGCGACAAGACAATTCAGAAACCGGCGAGCGACGTTTTACGGGCCATGCTGGAAAGCCTGCCGGTCCAGGTGGAGTTCGGCGAGTTCGCCACCCACGGCCGCGCCGCCGGCCAGCCCGGCGGCCTCGACGCCAACACCTTGGCCGCGAAGATCCGCGACAAGGTCGACGACGCCCAGAAGGCCGGTCGCGCCATGAGCTTCGCCGAAGCCCAGGCCGAGGTGCTCCGCGAAAACCAGGAGGGCACCCGCAAATGAACCCCGGACTGACCAAAACTTACGTCGCCGTAGGAGCTATCCCGGCCCGGGCCTTCGTGAAGGCCGGCAATGCCGACGGCACCGTGGCCGTGGCCACGGCGTCCACTGACGCCATCCTCGGCGTCAACGAACGCCTGGACGCGGCGGACGGCGAGCGCGTGGACGTCATCCACTCCGGCATCGCCGAAACCGTGGCCGGCGGTCCCATCGCCTACGGCGATTTCGTCACCGCCAGCAATGCCGGCGTCGCCGTCACGGCTTCCCCGGCCGCCGGGGTCAACGCCCGCGTCGGCGGCATGGCCCTGCAATCCGCCCTGGCCGCCGGGGACATCATCGACACCCTGCTGACCCCGATCCGGGTCCAGGGCTAACAGGAGGGTTTCATGGCCAAAGCGCCGTTTCCGATCATCCCGGAATTGACCGGGATCGCCATCGCCTACCGCAACCTGTCCATGATCGCCGATCGGGTGCTTCCCCGCGTCACGGCCGTGGGCACGCAGGTCTTCAAGTACTTCCTCTATTCGCTGGCCCAGGGCTTCACCATCCCGGACACCAAGGTCGGTCGGCGCGGCAAGCCCAATCAGGTGGAGTTCTCGGCCGAGGAAAAAGAAGCGTCGACCACCGACTATGGCCTGGAAGACGGCATCCCCCAGGCCGACATCGGGAACGCCCCCCCGGGCATCGACCCCCGCGCCATGTCTGTCGAGTACATCATGAACCTGATCGCGCTGGACCGCGAGGTGCGAGTGGCCAGCCTGGTGTTCAATCCGGCGACGTATCCGACCGCGAACAAAATCACCTTGTCCGGCACGAGCCAGTTCTCGGACAACAGCTCCGATCCCATCGGCGTCATTTCCGATGCCCTGGACACCTGCATCGTGCGGCCCAACGTCATGGTCATCGGCCGGCCGGCCTTCTCGAAGCTGGCCCGGCATCCCCAAATCGTCTCCGCCTGCCTGCGCAACCCCGGTGAGGCCGGCGTGGCCCGTCGCCAAGACATCGCCGCGTTGTTCGAGCTGGAGGAGATCCTCGTGGGCGAGGCCTTCGTGAACACGGCCCGCAAAGGTCAGACGGCCAGCCTGTCCCGCTGCTGGGGCAAGCACCTCTCGCTCGTCTACCGCAACAAGCAGGCCGCGCCCATGAGGGACGTCACCTTCGGCATGACCGTGCCGTGGGGTGCGCCCATCGCCGGCTCCTGGCCGGACAAGAACATCGGCCTGCGCGGCGGCGAAATGGTCCGGGCCGGCGAGTCCACGTGCGAGCTGATCACCTGCGCCGATGCCGCCTACTTCATCCAGAACGCGGTCAATTAAGGAAGCTTATGAGCAACGTCATGAAAATCAAATTGCTGCATGCCGTCCTGTGCGACGGCCACCGCGTCGAGGCCGGGCAGACCGGCGACATCGAGGAAGCCCTTGCCGCCGAACTGATTGCCTCGGGCGCGGCCGTGGCCGTGGAGGAACCCCAGTCCGCGAACACCGCCGGCAACGCCGCGCCCAAGGAGCCGGAGCCTCTCCTTCAGCCCGAGGCCGGCCAGCCGGCCGCAAGCCCGACGGCTTCGGCCGACGTCAAATCCGTTGGCACCGAAACCAAGACCGAACCCGCGACCGCCGCCGAGCCCAAGACGGCCGAGGCTGAAACCAAGGCGGCCAAGGGCAAGGAGGGCAAGTAAGCCATGGCCTACTGCGACCAGGCCGACCTAGAACGGCGGCTGACGCTGCCGATCCTCATCGACCTCACCGACGACACCGTGCCGCCTACCGCCGTGGACGCGGCCGTGCTGGATGCAGCGGTCGCGGCGGCCGGGGAGATCGTGGACGGGTATCTGCGGGGCCGCTACGTGCTGCCACTGGCTCCGGTTCCGGGCTTGGTGCGAGAAATCGCGGCCGATCTGGTCGCCTATGCCCTCTGGGGTCGCCGTCCCGAGTCCAAGGGCGAGCCGCCGAAAAACCTCGAAAAGGCCCACGACCGGGCGCTCAAGCTCCTGCGGGAGGTCCAGGCCGGCCACGTCACCCTCGGCGTGGCCGCCGGCCAGCCCGAACCCGCGCCCCATGCGGCCAGCGTGCGGGTCAACCAGCGCCGCCGCGTCTTTGGCGACGATACTCTGGAGCGGTTCTAAAATGATCGCGGCAATTGAACGGGACATGGTGACCCTGCTGGCCACGGCACTGCCGGACCTCCGGGTGGAGGCCTTTCCGGACAAACCTGACGCGTATCGGCTTTCTCATGCCCATGGCGCGGTGCTGGTCGGCTATTCCGGCAGCCGGCTGCCCGACCCCTCGGTCCTCGCCGGGACGCAGCAAAAGCGCCGCCTTGAATATCAGCTCGTGGTCAAGGTCCGATCCCTGCGCGATCATTCCGGGGCCTATGCCGTTCTGGAGGCCATCCGGTCCGCTCTGGCCGGGCAGCCCTTGCGTGGTGCGCGGTTCTATCCCGTGCGGGAACAGTTCGAGGACGTGTCCAACGGCGTTTGGACCTACCTGGCCGTCTACGCGACGGACGTGCCCTGGGTGTCCCAGGCCCAGTTCCCGGACGACATGCCCCTGGCCCTGGCCGCCGCCAAACTCATCGCCACGGGCGGCCTTGAGGGAGACCAGCCCATCATTGTGGAGGAATGACCATGGAAAAGACGTACACGTACTCCGGGCCGCTGTCGGCCGTAACGCTGGCTCCTGACAAGGAGCATCCCGAAGGGCGTCATGTCCAGCTCGTGCGCGGGCTGCGCGTGACCTTGCCCGACGACAACGACTACGTGATGTCGCTGCTGGCCCGGAAACATCTGGAGCCCGTCGAGGAGCCCGAGCCGGCTGTCCCCGCCGCGAGCCCAGCCGCGCCTGCCGCGAGTACGCCGCCCGCTGTCGCCCCGACCTCAGCGACGGCCGAAATCAAGACCACGCAGGCCGGTCCCACCTCGACCGCCACGGGAGTCTGAACCATGGCTGCAAACTTCCTGCATGGCGTTGAGACCGTCGAGATCGATGACGGGGCCGTGGCCATCCGGCTGGTCAAAACGGCCGTGATCGGGCTGGTCGGCACTGCTCCGATTTTTGAGTGCGGCGCGGCGTATCAAACCATCAACGCGCCGGCGCTCATCTTGAACGACCGGGCCGCCGCCCAGTATTTCGGCACGGATCGGGACGGCTACAGCATTCCGGCGGCCATAAACGCCATCTTCGACCAGCAGTCCAACAGCAGCGGCTGCGGCGCGGTCATCGTCGTCAACGTGTTCGACCCGACGAAGCATAAAACGACTGTTCCCGAGGCCGCCTACGCCTTTGACGGCGATGGCGTCATCGCCCTGGGCAAGAGCGGGGTGTCGGCGGTTTCGATCAAAAGCCAGGACGGCCTGACGGCCTACGTCGCCGGCACGGACTACAGCCTCGATCCGGTCGCCGGGAAGATCGCCCGCGTTCCAGCCGGGACCATCGCGGCCGGGGCCACGGTCAGGATCGCCTACACCCATGCCGACCCGTCTACGGTCACGGCTGGCGAGATCATCGGCGCCGTGGATGTGGCCGGCAACCGGACCGGCATGCAGGCGTTCAAGGACTGCTTCAGCCTCTTCGGCTATCACCCGAAAATCCTGATCGCCCCTGGCTATTCGTCGTTGGCCGCCGTGACGGCCGAGCTGGCCGTTTTGGCCGAGGCCATGCGGGCAGTCGCCATGGTGGACGCGCCCGTGGGCACCACCTTCCAGCAGGCCCTGGCCGGCCGGGGATCAAGCGGCAGCATCAACTTCAACACGAGCAGCCCCCGCGTGGTGCTCTGCTACCCGCACTGCAAGGTCTACAACACCACGACCGACAGTACCGAATTGCAGCCCTATTCGCCGCGTCTGGCCGGGGCTTTGGCCGCCCGGGACATGGACAACGGCTATTGGTGGTCGCCGTCGAACCGGGAGATCCAGGGGATCGTCGGCATGGAGATCCTGCTCACAGCCGGCATCAACGATCCCAACAGCGAGGTCAACCAACTTAACGAAGCGGGCATCACCACCATCTTCAATGCCTACGCCACGGGCTTTCGGACCTGGGGCAACCGCTCGGCGGCCTGGCCGTCCAGTACCGGCCCCAAGCAGTTCGTGAACATCCGCCGTGTGGCCGATGTGGTGGCCGAGTCCATCGAATACAGCATGCTGCAATTCCTGGATCGGCCCATCAACAACGCCTGGATCGACGCCGTGACCGAGAGCGTCAACTCGTTCATGCGCACCCTGGTGGCGCGCGGAGCCATCCTCGACGGCGCGTGCTGGTACGATAAGAGCCTCAACGAGGCGACGCAGCTGGCGGCCGGACACATTGTCTTCAGCTACGACTTCATGCCTCCGCCGCCGGCCGAGCGCATCACCTTCGAGTCCCGCGTCAACATCAATTACCTGAAAGCGCTCAACGCCACGGCCAATACCGTCAGCGCGTCGTAGGGAGGGACCATGAGCCTGATACAGGTCAACCGGCTGGTCAACTGCAACGTCTACTTCAACGGCGCGTCCATGCTCGGCCGGTGCGAGGAGGCCAAGGTCCCGGGCATCAAGCACGTGATGCAGGAGCACAAGGCGCTCGGCATGGTCGCCAAAGTGGAGTTGTGGAGCGGTATCGACAAGATGGAGGCCGACTTCAAGTGGGCCTCCTTCTACCCCGAGGTCATGATCGCCATTGCCAATCCGTTCACGTCGGTGGCGCTCCAAGTGCGCGGCTCTCTGCAAACCTGGGACGATTCCGGCGTGACGGCCGAAACGGCCTTGGTGGTGCATCTGCGGGGGCATTTCAAAGAGCACGCCTTCGGGGACTACAAGATGATCACCCCGGCCGAATTCCCGTCCAAGTTCAACGCCACTTACGTGAAATGTGTCCACAACGGAACCGAACTTTACGAACTCGACAGCTTGTCGAATATCCTCAAAGTTGCCGGGGTCGATCTGCTGGCGAACTATCGCGCCAATATCGGCGCGTAATCCTTGCACGCAACAGGAGCGAACATGAGCGATCCGAACATCGAACAGCCCCAGGTTCCCGGCGAGGCTTCCGAGACGGCCGCCAATCCGGCCGAAGCCGTGGCTACGGCCCTGGCCGACCACCTCGACGCGCTCGACGCGGCCATCGAGGCCCAGCCGGGCGTGGATGCCTTCACGCTGCCGTCGGGCGTGCGCGTGAACATGATGCCGGGCAAGGGCCGCGACCTGCTCGCCGCCCAGCGCGCCGCCGGCTCCGACTCGAACCAGGTCATGTACGCCCTGGCCGCCGGTCTGTGCACCTTCGACGGCGAACGCAAGGTCATGGAGGACATCCTGGAGATGCCGCTCGGCGACGTCATGCAGCTCATGGCCAAGATCGGCGGGCAGGCCGGCGACGCTTTTTTGCCGTCGACCAGCGCCGCGTCCTCCACCTCGCGGCCGTGACCGGCTGGAGCCTCCGGGAACTGATGGACATGGACGCGGCCGAGCTGGCCCGCTGGTGCCGGGAAGCCGTGGAGTACCACAACGAGTTGAACAAGATTGAATGACGGGCGGGGCGAAAAGCCCCGCTCATCCCCTGGAGCCCCCCGTGAACACCCTCCTGCAAGTCGGCATCGTGCTGACCGCCATCGACAAGATGAGCGGGGTCATCAATGGCGCAACCGATAAGGCTGCCCAGGGATTCACGCAGCTTCAGGCAAAGATCACCCGGGCCAGCCGGGCCATGACCGAGATGGGCACCAAGGCCAGCCTCATGGGGCATGGAATTCTCGCGGGTCTGGAAACACCAATCAACGCCTTCGCCGACCTGGACGAAGCAAGCACGAACCTCCGTGTGGCCATGATGGACAACTTCGGCCGCATCCCGCCCCAGTTCGCCGAAATCAACCGGCAGGCCATCGAACTGGGCAACGTGCTGCCCGGAACCACGGCCGATTTCGTCAATAGTGCCCGGGCGCTTATCGAGAACGGCACGGCCCTGGAGACCGTGGTGGGCGGTGGCCTGAAAGCCGCGTCCTACCTCGGTGTCATCTTGAAGCTCCCTCAGGCCGGCGCGGCCGAGATGGTCGCCAAGTTCCGCGAGGCCTTCGGATTGGCCGAAAATGAGCTGACCAAGATGGCGGACCTGACCCAGCGGGCCAAGTTTGCTTTCGGCCTCAACCCCGAAGAGATCAAATACGCCGCCCAATATGCCGGAGCCACCCTCAACAACCTCAAACTGACCGGCATCGAAAACACCAGGATGTTCCTGGCCATGCAGGGCATCGCCCGCCAAAAAGGCATGGAAGGCAGCGTGTTCGGCACGAACTTCGCCTCCATGCTCAACAACATCGGCATGATGGAGCAAAAACTTGGTCGCAACTCCAAGATCATGCGGGAGGTCAACGCCGATCTGCACCATGCCGGCATCCGCATGCAGTTCTTTGACAAGGCCGGAAATTTTGTGGGCCTGGAAAAGATGGTGGCCGAGCTGGAAAAGCTCAAGGTCCTCTCCTCGCAGGATAAGCTCAACGTCATGAACAAGATCTTCGGCATGGAGGGCGGCCGTGTGGCCTCCATGTTGTCCGATGCCGGCATGGGCGGCCTGCATAGCGCCATGGATACCATGGCCCGGCAGGCCGACCTCATGAAGCGCATCGAGGGGGCCAACCAATCCGCGAGAAATAGCTGGGAAGCCCTCACCGGCACCGTCACCAACTTTTGGGCGGCAGTCGGCGGCCCCATGGTCACCTCGTTGTATCCATATATGAAGGCCGTCAACGAGTTCGTGGGCGGCCCCATGATGGCCTGGGTGGATCGCAACAAAGACCTGGTCAAATGGCTGGGCTTGGCCGCGTTGGCCTCCGGCGTGCTGCTGGTGACCCTGGGCGGCCTGGGCATCGTGGCCGGCGCGGTGGCTGGCGGCTTGGCGGTTGTTGGGGGCGTTCTTGCCGCCGTTTTTTCACCCGTGACGCTTGTCGTTGCCGCCGTCGCCGCCGGAGCGTTGCTCGTTTACAAATATTGGCGGCCACTTAAGGCTTTTTTTAAGGGCTTCTGGCTTGGACTCAAAACCGGACTCAAGCCAATCATGCCGCTTTTAGAAAGCCTCGGGAATAAGTTCGGGTGGATAGCCGACAAAGCCAGGGAACTGTGGGGTTGGTTTAAGGGTTTATTCACACCAGTGGAAACCGGCACAGGCAAAG